CCTGGCTTTTAGTTGAACTAAATAAGAATGTGTGGTACTTGCTCATTCTTATTTAGTTCAACTAAAAGCCAGGCTTCATTGTATTCCATTGCCCACCTGTAGATTACCGATGGGTACAACAATGGAGATATTTTGTTATTCCTATATCTAGCAACAACTTTATAAGGTAGACTGTCAACTCTCAACACTGAGAATGCGCTGTAGTCACCACCGATTCCACCAGCAGTGTCTATTGTCAATACGTAACTTGCGCTCTTTGTTTTCTCTGATCCTTTATCTGGTGATTCATACACCAGCATACCGTCATGATTATATATTGGTGCCTGCACTGCCATTCTTTGAATAGCTGATGGATCAATCAGAGTTGCCGCTGAGCCCAGGAAGTCCATCAGAATTTCCTGACGATACTTCAGATCACCAAGAAGTTGTTTCTGTTGAGCAGCCCACTTATCGTCGTGATCAGGGTGTTCCCAATACTCAACTCGGATAGGAATGAATCCATTGATCTTAGATTCAGCTTCAGTCCAGAATTTCCAGAAGTGATTCAATCCAAGTGGAGTTGACGTCAGAACAATCTTCGTTGTTTCACCAGCGGAAATAGTTGGGTAAGTCGCTGTGAAGAACTCATCAGCCACTGTATTAGGAATGATAGCTGCTTCGTCAACATAAAGAAAGTTCACGGATTTACCACGAATACCACTGGAGCTGGTGGCAGCGGTAAATGCCTTGCTGTTATTCTCAAGTGAGATCGAACCTTTGTTCCACTCAGCTACGCCTTGTTGTAGCCACTTAGGAAGATATTCATACATCAACTGAAGGCGAGACATAATTTCTCGAGCTGCTGCTGCCTTATTGGCAAGAATAGCGACGGTCTTACTATCGTTGAATAACAGGTACCAGCAGAGGTATGCAGCTACTGTTGTTGTCTTGCCGTGCTGGCGCGGGAACATACCCAGCACTCGACGACTATCGTGGATAGTTTTAATGAATCGAATCTGATAGTCATATAGATTGAAGTTGATCAATCCCAGATCAAGAGAAATGATCTTGATGTAATTCTGAATGAAATAGATTGGGTCAAGTTTACACTTAATATATTCTTCTACCTGCTCAGCAGTGTACTCAATTGGTACACCGATGTTCTTAAGATTGGGATTTGCCTGATAAAAGACAGTTGCCATTATGCCGAGACAGACACCGTAATAATCACAGCAGAAGACAATGGGACATAATCCGCTATATCTGCTGTTCCCGCAGTAGTGACGTTTGTGGAAGTTGATCCTGCTAGATGAGACTCAAACGATTCTCTTGACTGCTGGGACCAAGTATCAACAACAATATTACCATCGCCGTCCATAGATGCAGTGTAGTTCTCAAATTTCTTCAGATCAGCATCAACACGAGTAATGAGACCATTAGTTTTAAGGTTGCCGAACAGATTTAGTTTTACTGTGAATGTCAATGTATGTGTGACGAGACGACGAACAGCGAAGTCACCTTCGTAGTCATCAGATACAGAAATTCCGTTCAACACCACCGGAATATCCTGAACGATATTCAATTCCGGAACTGCGTTTACCGTGAATGAATACTCCGGAGTGAACAGTGGAAGAATCTGCTCAATAATAGCCAGACCATCCTCAGTGCCCTTGGTCAGAATATACAGAGAAAACTCAACATTATAAGGAACAGGCGAATAGATGGCTGTTACTGTCTGGTCTTGATAACATTGAATCTTGTTATTCCTGTTAACCATTCTGCTTGTATCATAATTATATCCATTGATCTCAAATGCCATGCGCGGCAGAGTGATATAAGTATGACCAGTCAGGGATGGATCTTGCTCTAGGCGAGTTAGAATCTTTTCCTTTGGTCCAAACGCAATAGGAACAGAGATTATTTGTGGTGCTGCATTTGCGTCATTCGGGTTTCTACGGATTACTTTGATCTGACTAAAAAGAGCACCGAATCCAATCGTTGCCTTTTTGATTAACTCGTGATAGTATGGCGTCGCGAACATCAAAGTTCCCCAAAAGGATTATTTACGTCAAAAACAAAATCATCTGCTTTCTGGCGGAATTTGCTATTGTTTCCAAAATTATCTGGAACTTCTGGTGCATTAAGAGTAACATCAGCACTCTTGTTTTCCATAAAGGAATCGATCTCAGTGACACCGGTTTCCATTACCTCGCTGCTGTAACGGAACAGTTCTACAGTTAGTTTGTAGGTATACAACTTACCTAACTGATAGAATGCATCTTGGTGCTGAACGAACATAATCTCGAACAACCCACCAGTCATAGGGAAATAAAGCAAGTCACCTTCCGCTGGTCTGTTAGGGAGAATCGTCTCACCATAACGCCCAACTGCCTGAGTCCATGTTCTTCTTGCTACAGTAAGAGTAGCAGATTGTTCCATCATCAAACCAAACTTCGAGGCAAAGGCACCCTGTCCTTGGAACCCACCATCACTGTTTTCCATATACATAATAATTGGGTAGGCATTCTTGAACCGACTCAACCTGTCTTCACCAAACAAATCTTCCTTACCAACGAAACTTCGTGGGATGTACATAAAATCCACTCCGAACATCGTAATGGCTTCCGTGATCATTGACTCGACCAGCAGGTTCTCATTACCGTATACGGAATTGTGTAGACGTAAAGTCATAAGTTTATTTTACTCTGGTTTCTGGAGAGGTATAATACAACTGTACCTATGAGGTTTAGCCCATCTGGAACTCGAGGGGCGCAAGCTGATTCATAATCTTGTCTTCAATGTCAGCCTGTTCTGCCTTACCTTCTTCATACAGCGATTGACCATCAAAGGTAACGCCACCAGGAAGTTGGATACCTTGGTACTTCTTTACGTTACTTCCCCATTGTTTCTTAATCAGAGCAATGTTATATTCCTTGAACAGTCGATCGTCCCAAAGTTTAGGACTAGTCGATGGATCAATAGCAGTATATACATCAAACAAAAGATACTGTCCAGCTGCCAGACCAGCAACTCCCCAGTCCTGATCAATGAATAGTTTTCCATTCAGTTTGTTGAATCTAAACTGTTTCTGGACATTCAATAGGTTATCAATAAGAGCGATGTGGCTCATTACTTGTTGATAATAAATCAGGCTGGTGCTGGTCAAATCCTTCAGGTCATTCATTCGTAGCTGATACTGAAGATCAAAGATATTTACCGAACTAGAACTACTAGAAGTTGGGTAGGGGAAAATTCTGTTCACGCTCCAGATACTATCTGGTAGGGTGATGAATTGATTGGTGATATCTTCTTCAGTAACCAAGTGCTTGAAATACACTTTCTCGATACCATCAAAGTAGTATTCTCTGAAGAAAGCAATTGCTTCATCGATCCGATCTTCCATCTGCTCATCTGCCACATCAATAGTGATTAGTGGTGCACCGAGTGCTCTGAGAGCATAACTTTTTAGACCTTCGCGATTTGTTACTGACATAGTAGCCCCTATGATTATCCTGTATTTAGCGTCTTATACTGCTTGTTCTGCGATCAGCTGCTGGATCGCTACCTTACCTATATCATAGTCCGGAACGATTCGAAGAACATAGGTCGCTGTTCTTGTTTCAACTGTGGTCAATGGACTGGCTAATGAATACGATCTGGCAGTGACATATATCTCCAGATCAACAACATCAGTTTGCTTTTCATACTGACTAATCTCAACCTTCTCACCACTAGGGAATGTTATGGTCTTGCTCTGCACTAATAGATTATTCTGCGTATTGAAGTAATCCTGAGTAGGAATGACAGAGTCCAGAGATTCCACGTAGAAGAATAACTGTAGATCATACATAGAAGTAATTGTCAATCCCCTAACTTCTACAGCTCCAGTTGTATAATCAATCTTACCAATTGATTTTAGTTTGACACTATTACCTGGAGTTACTTCTTCATATAGATCAATGATACCTAGTCCATCATCTGATAGATAACAGATTGCGTTCTGGTCAGAATAGAATTTATCTGAATAGAAATTGTTTCCGGCATTGTCTCGTTTTACAACTGTATTGAATCTTACGTTATAATTGAAACTATCATTATAGTAAGGAACTACTTCTCTCTTAACCATAAACGTCGATGCTTGCGCGTATACATCTGCAGGTGTGTTAGCAGTAATGAAAACATCTGGTCCAATAATAGAATACGAAAGAACATTCGCTGGGTTATCATTAAAGAACACTGAGGTAATCTCAGTCTCTAGCAATGCATCAAAGTCCGCTGTTATTGTATAGGTCGCGACTGGTGCAGATTCAATATGTTGCGCCAATACTACACTAGACGCAGGACTGAATCCAGGAGCAGCGATTCCACCAGGTGATCCTTCTGTATTTCCATCAACATCAAGAAGCGCAATAGTTGATGCTGTACACAAGACATTAGCGAATACTAGTCTTATAGATTCAGCATAAGCCTCAGCTGTTGCTGTAATGCTGGCAGAAAGATTCTTAGTTACATTTACAGAAGCCTGTGTTGACGCAACTGTCAACAGCGCTCCCGCTATTTGTTGTTCTAGAACTGCGCTGCCACTAATAGTAGCAGAAGAATTTAATGCTCCAAATAGATAAACTATCTTATCTAAAGGAATTGGCCCAATTGTCGCAGTGACATTAGTTGCAGTTATGTCTGCTGTTAATGGCTGGTTCAGAACAGCATTACCAGTGCTGATTGCAGTCGCATCTACCGACGCCAATAGATAAACTATCTTATCTAAACCAATTGGCTCTATGATCGCAGTAACATTGGTTGCAGTTATGTCTGCAACCAGTTGATTTACTAGAGTTAGGTTCGGCGTAACAACTGCGGTGACGCTTAATGTCGCAGTTACGAATATCTGGCTCTCCGCTTGCGCGGATATTGCACTCGATGCTAATGCATTAAAACCTAACATTTAATTATGCTCTTATTGAATTAAATTATTGGATTTACAATAATCATAACGCCGGAATTCTAATTTGTCCACTAGCTACGGGATTAGTGGTAGGCTGGGTGATATTAGACGATTTTGCGGACCCATCGCCTATACTAAAAAATGATGTAAATGATGGCGCGTCTACATCATTGTCTACTAATAGAGCATCAATAGATGTTGTAGGTATTGAAAAACTTGCACTTGCGTTTGTTGCATGAGACCACTGAATGTAGTAGTCTGTACTCAATCCACCTGATATCGCTTGGTAATTAACTGTGGTATTAGTACCCGTATTAAACGCACCTACTGCTCCAGCAACAAGCGATGTGCTTGCTCCAGAGAATCTATACATAGCTGTTCCACAATTACTTTGTCCAGAGATGCTGACAGTAAAATTTGATTCTGAAGTCGTAGAAGCACTTTTATAACATACCAGTGTGAGAAGATTTGCATTGGCTTGACTTGTCAATTGCGTCCAGCCAGAGGGCAACGTTATGCCACCAGGAGAGACTATTATGAGCAATAATAAATTACCGATAGCCCCAGATGGAACCGCCTGACTATAAGATTGACTGAAAGGACCGACTGCGATCGATCGAGTATACAAAGAACCAACTAAGTTAACTGTGGTATTATATCCAATTAACTTGCACCCACTGATCGTCATCCCACTCGTTAAAGTAATTGGCATTTTATTTTATGCTTTCGGACAAGGTATAAGTACCTGAATAATATACTGTTTTACGTGATTCATTTTGTCACGCCTGAATTCCATAAGCAAGTACGAATAAGTCATCAACTTGAGAATCACTCAGCCCAAGCATTTGTTGCATCGCGAGTAGCGTTGTACTTGTTCTGTCGAACTCCGTAGCATCTTCCCATGCCATTCGACGAATGTCCGTCTTAGGTAGAGCCGCCATAAAGTCATCGATCTGTGTGAAATATCCTGCTTGGACTAATGCCGCTCTAGCTTGAAATCTTGTAACTATAGTTGGGACTGGTGGTGGTGACACGACGTAGGGTTCAATGACTGCGTCTTCTGGTAGCACGGACGCTAGCATTGACATCCTACTAACTCCGTCCTCGTCAATAACGT